GGGAGGAAAGACTTTAAGTGAAAACTGGTTTAAAGTAATGACGGACAGGGACTTTTATATCACAAACCAAAAGAGAAGTGTGAGATGGATGGTAGGTCAACCTTTAGGTTTACTATCTTCCTTCCCAAGCTTCGCCTTATGGCATCACGATATCGTCCAATTTGCGGCGAATCAAGAAAGACTTCAAGAGGGGAAACCCCTTAAATTCTTTAAAGATTACCGCATCTTGGGTGATGATATCGTGATATATGATAGAAAAGTAGCCGGTGCATACCAAGCACTAATACAAGATGTCATAAAGATTGAAATCAATATGACAAAATCTATTAGTGGGGACGCAAATCGAAACCAAATAGAGTTTACCAAAAGGTTAGCTCTACGAGGATTCGAGATGTCATCAATTAAGGCAAATATATTGAGTAAGAACAACTTAAAATTTATAGTTGATCTCATCGATATATTAACCGAAAGAGATTTCATCAAATCAGATACAGACCGCTATGGTTTGTGTCCGTCCCTTAGTCATAGGGAACGTCACGACGTTAACTTTGTAGTTTGGGCTAGATCTAACCATAACCTCCCTTTTAAAGGGGATGAGTTAACCGGAGAGATCGACCGTGAAACTTTTAACCAAAGGTTAAAAGAGAAACGGTCCCAACTAATCAAAGATAAAGTCATACTTATTGATAAATATTTAAACGAGGCGAAAGCCTTGGATGAATATTACAAAAAGTATTCGATACCTTATAGCAGAAAGGCTCTAGGTCTAGACGACCTTTCGGACAGTCTAGAGCTTCACCCACTAGTGTGGGGTATAAATCAGACCGGTATAGACCTTAGTATAAAACTATCGACTATCTGGGATGACGAATCCTCAGACGTGGCTCCTGTGGAATACTTACCAATCGTTAGTTCGAAATCATTCTTCCATCACCAAAAGGCGAAGGGAGAATTTCTTTCAAAACTAATCCTTGATGTCTACGCGGAATTAAGGGATGAACCAAAACTCTTATAGAATATTGCCTAAATGATCTAATGGAC